AAACGCCGATCCGCAAGTTTTACCCGCCCGACACAACGGCGGCGATCTTCTGGCTGAAGAACCGCGCACCGGCTCAGTGGCGCGACAAGCAAGAGATTGAACACAGCGGCGGCGTGACTGTTCAAGCAACAGCCCACGACGAGGCCATTTGAAACTCACAGAGCGCCAACAGCAGGCGCAGGCGGTTCTAGCGGGGCCAGCAACCCACCTGATGCTGTACGGTGGATCGAGAAGCGGTAAGACGTTTCTACTCGTGCGCAACGTCATCATGCGTGCGCTCAAGGCCCCGAAGTCGCGCCACGCTGTGTTGCGGTTCCGCTTCAACGCGGTGAAGTCGTCTGTAGTGCTGGACACGTTCCCCAAGGTCATGCAGATCGCATTTCCTGGCGTGACCTACGAACTGAGCAAGACCGATTGGTTCGCTGAGTTTCCGAACGGCTCGCAAGTCTGGTTCGCTGGCCTGGACGACAAGGAGCGCACCGAGAAGATTCTTGGCATGGAGTTTGTGACGATCTACCTCAACGAGGCATCGCAGATTCCGTGGGGCAGCAGAAACGTCGCATTGACCCGCTTGGCTCAGAAGGCCATGCAAGAGATTGAAGGCCGGGCGCCGACAGAACTGCGGCCCCGGATGTACTACGACTGCAACCCGCCTTCCAAGAGTCATTGGACGTACAAGCTGTTCCACGACAAGCAAGACCCGGAAACGCGGGAGCCGGTCAAGACGCCAGAGGATTACGCCTGGTTCCAGATCAACCCGAGCAGCAATCGGGAGAACCTGAGCGACAACTACCTGACAACGCTTTCGGGCATGTCGGCGCGGATGCGCAAGCGGTTTGAGACTGGCGAGTTTGCAGACGCAACGCCGAATCAACTGTTCAGCGATGAAGTGATCGACACCTGGCGCGTTACGGATGGCGTTTTGCCTGACATGGTGCGGGTGGTTGTTGCTGTTGACCCATCGGGAGCCGATGACGTTGACAACGCCGACAACGATGAAATCGGGATCATGGTTGCAGGCATCGGGACGAATGGCATCGCCTACGTTCTAGAGGACTGCACGGTAAAGGCTGGCCCAGGAACGTGGGGCAAGGTCGCAACGTCAGCGTTTGAGCGGCATGAAGCCGATGTGATCGTTGCGGAAACTAACTATGGCGGCGCGATGGTGCAACAGACCATCAACGTCGCCAGGCCAAGAACGCCATTTAAGAAGGTCACAGCATCACGCGGCAAGGTTGCGCGTGCGGAGCCATTCAGCGCGCTCTATGAGACTGGAAAGGTGCGGCACGTTGGCACCTTCTCGCAGCTTGAGGATGAGCTAAACGCATTCAGTACCTACGGGTACACGGGCGGCGGATCGCCTAACAGGGCTGACGCGCTGATTTGGGCGCTGGCTGAGTTGTTCCCCGGATTGGTTCGGGGTGAACGCAAGAAGGACGAACAGAAGCTAAGGCCGAGGATTGAACTCGGCAGCAACTCATTCTTGGGACTATGAAGAAACGCGACAAGATCATCGAAGAGGCGCGCACGCGGTACGAATACGCGAGCGAAGCCTGGGCGCCGATCTTTGCGCTTATGTCCGACGATCTGCGGTTTAGCGACCCGACTGCGCTTCAACAGTGGCCCGAGAAGGTGCGCCGCGCGCGTGAGCTTGATGGGCGTCCTTGCCTGACGTTTGACCAGTGCGGCCAGTACGTGCGCCAGATCATCAACCAGGCGCGCAGAAACAAGCCTGCGCTCAAGTTCCTGCCGGTTGACGACAGCAGCGACCACGAACTCGCTGAGGTCCTGCAAGGGCTGGCGCGTCAGACCGAGTACGAATCGAAGGCTGAGGTTGCCTACATCACGGCTCTGGATCATGCGACCCGTGGCGGTTTGGGCTTCTTCCGGCTCATCACCGAAGAGAAAGAAGGCGGCGAAGTCATCGGCCAGCAGAGCGCCCGCATCGTGCGCGTGACTGACCCGAAGACGATCAAGCTAGACCCGGACTTCATGGAGCCCGATGGGTCGGACGCAAAGTGGGGCTTTGTCGAAGAGACCTACACCCGCGAAGCGTTCAAGAAGGCATGGCCCAAGGCTACGGCTGTCGATTGGGACAACCAAGGCTGGTACGGCAAAGACCATGTACGGGTCTGCGAGTATTTCCGCATCACTGAAACGACTCAGAACGTCATCAGCGTGGCCGGCGAAGACTTCACCGAAGAGGAATACTGGCAGGCTTCGCAGGTCAATCCCGGCATGCATGGCGTGCCGAATGCCAAGACCGTCTGCCGTGTCGAGTGGTTCAAGCTGTCCGGTGAGGACGTTCTAGAGCAGTCGGAGTTCCCGGCTGAATACGTCCCAATCTTCCCGGTCATCGGCAATGAGTCGTGGGAAGACGGCAAACGTCGATTTGGCGGCATCGTTCGCCCGGTGCGTGATGCTCAGGTGGCCTACAACTTTGAGCGCAACGGCGAAATTGAGGCCGTAGCCATCGGTCCCAAGGCTCCCTGGGTTGCGCCTGCTGAAGCCATCGAAGGCTATGAAAGCCAGTGGCAGAACGCCAATCGCGGCAATCAGGCTGTGCTGCCTTACAACAGCATCGACGAACAAGGCAACCCGATTGCAGCCCCGACGCGGATCAACCCGGCTGGCGTTGCTGCTGGTTGGGTGACGCTTGCGGAGCGGTCAAAGGCTGACATTCAAGCCGGTATGGGCATGTTTGCTGCCTCTGTCGGCAACAACCCAAACAACCAGAGCGGGCGGGCTGTTCTTGCGTTGCAGGACAAAGCCGAGATTGGCTCTTTCCACTACATCGACAACCTGGCCCTGTCCATCGGGCACATGGGCCGCGTGCTGACTCAGGTGTGGCCGCGCATCTACGACCAAGCGCAGATCGTCCGCATCTTGGGCGAGGACGATCAAAGCAAGTTCGTTCGTGTTCAGCCCGACATGCCGCAGGGCTACGCAAAGGGCGAGGAAAACGGGCAAGAGGTCATTTACATCAACCCCGGCGCTGGGCGTTTTGACGCTCGCGCTGTTGTTGGCCCGGCCTACGCAACCCGTCAGACCGAAGCCGCTGCGGAAATCAGCGAGCTGGTCAACGGCAATCCGCAGATGCTGGCGCTGCTGGGTGATGTGTGGGTAAAGATGCGCAACTTCCCCGAGGCGGACAAGATCAGCAAGCGGTTTAAAGCCATGTTGCCGCCTCAAGTGCAAGAAGCCGAGAACGAAGAAGCACAGCAGGAAATCCCGCCTGAAATCAATCAGGCGCTTGAGAGTGCGGCGCAAGAGATTCAGGCGCTGCGCCAGGCTCTGGAACAGGCCAAGTCTGTGTTGACCGTCAAGCAGATGGAGCAGCAAAGCAAGCTGCAACAGACGCAGATTCAGGTTGAGTCCGCAGAGCGCATCGCAGCGATGAACGCTGATGTGAAGCGCGACATTGGCGAGCTTGCCGGGGCGATTCAGTTGATGGCGAAGAGGATGGACATTCCTCTTTCGCTGGGCGCGGAGCCTGAGCCAGTCGAAGAAAAGCCAGATGCCTTGATGCTGCTTGCAAGCGCTATTGCAGGGATGAACCAGCCAAAGCGAAAGCGCCTTGCAATCCAAGCGCCTAGCGGTGAGGTCTATCAAGGCACGGTGGAAGACGAATAATGGCCGATAACGTAACCCTGCCTGGGACTGGCGCCGTAGTTGCCACCGATGATGTTGACGGTCGGCAGTTCCAGTTGGTGAAACTGGCGGTCGGCGGTGATGGTGTGGCGAATCAGGTCGATGCCGCAAACCCGATCCCTGTCAGCCTTGGCAGCGCGCCTTTGCCAACAGGCGCGGCAACAGAAGCCACGTTGGCATCGTTGGCGGCGCTGGTAAAGGCCGAGGACAGCCCACACACCAGCGGCGACCAAGGTGTTGCAATGTTCGGGATTCGTTCGGATACGGACGTGCCGACAGCCAACGATGGCGATTACACGATCCTGAAGTTGGACGAGGAGGGGCGGCTGAAGGTTGCTACCAAGCCGGCCAGTTATCCAGACATTACGGGCGACATCACTGCGGTGCAAGCCACCATTGGCACGCCTGTTGTCGGCGGCACGGTAGCCGGAGATGTGAGCCGGGCGTCAAACGTGATGGCCTTCTGCACCGGCACATTCAGCACGGTGAACTGCACCTTTGAAGGTTCGCTTCAGGATACCGGAGACACCAACTGGTTTGGCATCCAAGCCATTCGGTCAAACGCAAACACCATTGAGACTGCCACCGGCAACTTGAGCACGCAGCCGGTCTATTCGTGGGAAATGAGTGTAAATGCGCTGAAGCGTGTGCGCGTGCGCTGCACGGCCCGCACATCCGGTACACAGTCGTGGCGCTTTGTGCTTGGCACCTACGCCACTGAGCCGATTCCTGGCGCACAGGTCAGCGCCACACAGCCAGTCAGCGGCACAGTCACGGCAACACCTGGTGCCGGCACGGCGCGCATGGGGTTTATTGCCGGAGCCGGTATCTGGTACGACGACAGCGCAGTTGC